TTCGCCTCGAGCTGCGACTGCAGGTCCTTGCGGGTCATGATGGTCATCGGGAGCTCCTTTAGAGAAAGTCTACAGTCTTCCCTTGTCAAACAACCAGCCCAGTGTACCCCAGCACGGTATCCAGAGACCAGTATCCCCTGTAGTAGGGGCCGGGCCTGGTCAGGTGACCGAGTAACGCCTTGTTGTCGCACCCCTCGTCCATGAGGGCATCAGCCAGCACCAACCGACTGGGCAACTCGATGGAGCCATCGGTCAGGGCCCCATACGCGCCCTCAGCCACCGTCCTGACGTTCGCGGTCACCCAGCTTCGCTTGCACTTGACAGGGGCGACAAACTGCCTCACCAACTTGGTCACGAACATCGCCCCGTCCACCGGGACACACTCCCGTATCGACAGGGACGACTTGGCCAGGCCGACGCAATTCCGGAACTGGCCCCTCCCCAGGTGGAGGGCTGCCTCAGCCCCCATCCACGGGCCCCAGTTGGTCACACAGGCCTTTTGGGCCAGCGACGCCTCTCGGGCCCCTTCCACCCCCTTCGCCAACTCATCCCCCGTCGCCCCCCTCTCGCATAAGCGAACGATTGCCTGACTTCTCCCATCTACCAAAACGTGCCAGATGTGACGGCAACAGGCGATGGCGAACAACCGTCGCCGTCGCTCGTCCAGACCGTTCCACACTTTCTTCCACGTCATGCTATCACCTTACGACCGTGTTCCGCCACCATCCCCGACTATCACCACCCCACCCCCGCGAACTATCCGCAAGGGTGGCGTGATTGCTATCCTTCACAGCACGCAGACCTGCTCGCGCAGGTAGTCGTACAGCTGGGCAAGGGCGACACGGTCGCCGTTCAAAGCGGCGACGGACATTCCCCGCTCGAAGGGCCCGACGGGAATCGGCTCGACCCCCTTGAAGTGGGCGATTCCGTCAAAGAACTCCCCCCTTGTCGTCTGCCACCTGTAGTTCTTCTGCCACACGTGCATGGGGCCCAGGGCGCACAGCCTGCCCTTGGTGGTTGAGCTATGGTACCCCCCGCTGTTCAGCTGGGTGATACCGTTGGCGTGAAATACCAACACGGGGGTGGCATGGTACACGACCTGCACAGTCTCCCCGTCGACACGTACGTACGTATTGTGCCCAATCGCACGCGTGACCTTCCCACCCAGCCAGGCCAGGCCCGACTGGTAGGTGAGCGAACTAACCTTCATCCTGGCGCTCAATCCTCCCTCCTTTCAAGTAGACGGGCCGCCTGCTCGAACACGAACCCGCACGACTCGTCGAGCAACTCGTCGCACTTCTGCCCGATGATGTGGCCAACCCAGGGGCCCAGGGCGTCCCCGCTCATCAGCCGGGCGGAGTAGACCATGCGGGGGCGGGACATGAAGGCGTCGAGCAACTCCACCGGGCTCGACACATCCAGGATAAAACTCGCCCCCTTGTGGGGGATGAAACGTAACCTCATCGTTACCCTTTCAAAGCACCAGGGCGGGCGGACAAAAGGGAGGCTGACGCCGGCCCTTCACCATCCGCCCGCCCTAAGTACTTACGCGGTAAGGACTTGCGTTTCGCCCGACGCCTAACGGCGCCAGCCCAGGAGCCCCAGTGCTAGGAGCTGGCGTTCCTGGCTGTCGGTCGGAAACGTGATTGCCACCGGGCGCCGACGCCGTCCCTTCCGCCCCATGACCCGCAACTTGCTTGCCCTGGCCTCTTCACTTGTCATCCGTCGCATCTCAACTCTCCTGAAAAAGAACTCCAGTTCCTCAACTCTCAACAATGCTAGAGGAACCAACCAGACTACCACCCCCCACCCCAACAACACATCGGAGTAGGTCGCGTAAAAATTATCCGGACACCCTCGCGTCCAAAGGGTTGGCTAACGCCAACGCCCGCACGCAACGCACACGCCACGCGCGCACGAAAAAAGGGGAAGGCGAAGAACTCGCCCCCCCCCCTCACCCACCTACCCACCCATCACCGCCATTCGGCGTTGGAGCCTTAGGGAGCTCCGGCAAACTGCTGTCCGGTTCGTACTGCGGAACGTCTAGCGGGATGTCAGCCGCATTCGCGGCTGCCCTCTCAATCCGGGCCGGAATGAGTTTCTCGAGCTCCTTGTCGCGTCCTGTCGCCACCCGCGCCATCCGGCCAGGGTTTGCGTTCGGCCGAACCTTCTCCGGTCCCGCGCCCGCGCCCTGGAACGGGACGCGCACAGAGACCGGAGCGTAGAAATCGTTCACGAACCAGAGCGAAGCGAATGCTTCGAGCCCGTCCGGGCTCCCCCAGACTTCCGCGCCGATGACAGACGCATCGGAGAGCTCCACCGAATCGAGCGTGCCCTCCCCTTCCTTCTTTCCCCAAATGGGCAAGTCTAGCGTCGCCGTCCCCATCCGAGCCAGAACCTGGACCGGATTGAGCTCGAGCCCGAGCCTTGACAACTTGTGTGCAATCTCCCGCCGCGCCTTGTTGTTCCCCACGAACAACTCCACGATGGCCATCGGCTTCATGCCGTGAACCGTAAACCCGCCCTCGGTGCGGACGGGCCGGTTCGTCTGCGAAATTCTTCCCCTCGCGAGCATGCTACACCGCCTCCCGAAGGGACGGGGGGGCGAGCCCCGTCCCTTGCCGCGCCCCTGTTAGCTCCGCCGCCCCCGCCCCCGCCCGTTCACGCTGGGGACGGGCGCACCGTCTCCCGAGGGGGCATCGGCCCCGGCGCCGTCGCCGCCGGGGGCGTCTTCCAGGGGAACCACGTTCCCCAGACGAAAGAAGTCGGCGAGCGCGGTCGGCGACAGCGAGTGCGTCTGCTGAATGACGTTCCCGTCCTCGGTGACGGCCTTGGGCTCCTTCACCTTGATGAGGTCATCCTGACGCAGTGCCAGAGCGGCGAGCTCCTCGTCCGTGTCGTGGTTCAACTTGCCGTCCATGCGGAGCCCGCAGCCGTCCGGCGTCTTCACCGACACCTTGGAGGCGGACGCGCGGGACCGGAGCCAGCTGATGCGGTTCGACATGATGTTCTCCAAACTAGGTTTTCCCCGTTCCGTCCGGGCCCAACGCGGGCCCGGACGTTCCAGTCACTGCGGATTGTCAAAGATGCGGGCCCCGTAGCGGCCCCCGGTGCGGGAGAAGACAGCCGGACACCGTCCGGCCCGCCGGGCCCCGGGCCCCGGGCCCGAGACGCCAGCACCATTCTCCCGCGCCCGGGGGCCGTGGCTACGAAAGCCCATACAGCCACCAATCGCGTGAGCCCCGTCGCGGGCGGGCTCTCCCCGTTTCCGATAGCACTGGCCCTATCGGTAGCGCGGGCCCGTTGGTCGGGGGGCCCCCCCGTTTCCGATAGCACTGGCCCTATCGGTAGCGCGGGCCCGTTGGTCGGGGGGCCCCCCCGTTGGAAGTAGCGCGGGCCCTTTGGTCAGGATGGGCCCCCCTGCGTTGTTACCGCACCTTTCGCCCCCCGCGAGGGGGGGCCGGCCGCGGCCCAAAGGAAGTAGGGCGGGCCCTTTGTCCGTTCGGCTCGGGGGGGGCGGGGCCCGTCGCCCTGGCCTACCCCCTGCACCCACCAACTCAACTCAATCAATGGTATTATTACGCAAACCACTCAGATAAGTCAACAGAATGCTTCTTTCTCGCCCCGACGGGTGTAGAAGTTGTTGGGGGATTGAATCCTCCAGGAGGACAACATGATTAAGCTAACGCTAATCGACGAGAGCGAGAAGGAAGTTGGGCAAGAACCGGAGGGGTGGGCGGCGGCGTCGGTGCTCGAGGCGGCCACAATCGAGCTACGCCCCGGAGGTGATGGAGGAGGTGGGGCGGCAGGTGGCGAAGGTGGCGCGCAAGTGGCAGATAGGGTACAGCACCTTGGAGGACAGGGTGCAGGAGGGGTGGAAGCTGTGCCTGGAGGCGCTGCCGTCGTACAAGGAGTCGAAGGGTGAGTTGGGGGCGTTCCTCTACATCCATCTGGTCAACCGGTTCCGGAACTGGCTGCGGGACGAGGTCTGTCGGTACCAGCCGCCGTGCAGGCGGTGTGCGTCCGGGGACGTGTGCGAGCCGGGGGGGTGCGTGGCGCACCAGGACTGGCAGAAGCTGAACGACCGGAAGGCCTCTCTGCGTCGCCCCTCGGTGGACGGGCGGTGCGAGTTCCCGTACGAGGGGCCGGACCCGCTGGAGGTCGAAGAAGCCAGGAAGGTGGCGTTGGGGACGTTGTCGGGCCAGCTACGGCTCGACTACCTGCGGATGGTGGACGGCTCCCCCGTCCCTCGGGCGCGGAGGGAGGCTGTGGAACGGGCGGTGATGGAGGCGTTGTGCGCAAGGGACGTCTAACGAAGAAGGAGAAGGAGGAGATAATCTCCCTGGCCCCGCGCCTGGGGCCGGCGGCGATAGCGGCGCGCCTGGGGCGGCCGGTGGAGGTGGTGAAGGAGTTCCTGTCCGTCTCCTACCGCCCGGCGGGGGGGACGGGGGAGGAGAGGGAGAAGCGGGAGGAGGCGAGGGCGTCGCTGCGTTCGTCCCTGGAGTGGGCGGACCTGAAGGCGGAACTGACGGAGTCGGAGCTGGCCAGGTTCGAGCAGCAGTTCGAGCGGCTGATGGCCCAGTTGTCAAACAACGTGTTGCCGAGCGAGCAGACGCAGCTGATGCACGCGATAAAGCTGGACATTTTAGCCCACCGGAACCTGGCCACCCAGAAGCAGGCGGTGGAGGACGCGGAGCGGATTGGGCGATTACTGCGCAACTGCAAGTTCGGGCCGGAGCCCACCGACGAGCAGCGGGAGTGGCTGGCGACGATGGAGGAGCGGCTGGCGGCCCACCGGAGCGCCCAGCTGTCGCGGACGAAGGAGTACACGGAGTTGCTGAGCCGCCAGGAGCGCATCATGGAGGGGCTGAAGGCGGTGCGGCAGCAGCGGGTGAAGGAGATTGAGTCGGGCAAGGTGTCATTTTTGGGCCTGATAAAGATGTTGGCCCAGCGGGAGGTGGCGGAGAAGGAGGGGCGGCTGATGGCGCTCACGGAGGCGGCGGCGGAGAAGGAGCTGGGCCGCCTGTCGGCCCCCCACGTGTACATGGACGGGAACGAGGACATGCCCATTCTGACGGCGGAGACGCTGGAGAGGCTCGATGGAGAGTAAGACAGTTCTGTGCGAGACGGCGACGTTCTTCGTCTGCCAGGGCCCGGAGGAGGCGAGGGTGGTGAACGGCTTCAACACGAACTGGCCGTGGCCAGTCAGCCTGGAGGAGGACAGGGAGGAGGCGGTGAGGGTGGCGTTGGCGGCGTGGGCGATGGAGAAAATGCGGGATGGATAAGCGGGCGTTGAAGAGGTGGAAGGGGCGTTGCCTTTTTTGCGGTGAGTCCCGCTACGAGTCCTTGCAGGTGCACCGGGTGGTGCCGGGGAAGGACGGGGGGCGGTACGCGGAGGGGAACGTGACGGTGCTGTGCGCCAACTGCCACAGCCAGGTCACCGCGGGGCGGCTGAAGGTGCTGCGGCTGTACCGGAGCACGTTCGCCCACTGGGTGGCCCACTGCGTGGTGAACGGGGAGGAGAAGTGGTTGGAAGCGTGAAGGAGTTCACCATCGTGGTGGACACCCGGGAGCAAAAACCGTGGAAGTTCCGCCGGTCGAAGTCAAAATCGGCCGTCTGCCTGGGCGTGGTGGTGCGTGGCCTGAAGACGGGCGACTACGCCGTCGACGGCAAGGAGGACCGGCTGTTAATCGAGCGCAAGGGGCGGGTGGAGGAGCTGGCGGGCAACCTGTCGCAGAGGCGGTTCGAGTGTGAGATGGCCAGGCTGGCGGGCGAGGCGGAGCGGGCCTGCGTGATTTGCGAGTTCACGGTCGAGGACCTGCTCAACTACCCGTCCAGGGCTTACCTGCGGAAGCGCACGCGGGTGCGGGGCCCCTACCTGCTGAAGAAGGTGGCCGACCTGTACGTGCGTCACGGGGTGCCGTTTTTGTTCTGCGGGGGCAAGGGGCGTGAGGTGGCGTTGGCGTTTTTGAAGAGGGCGTGCTGATGGAGGAGTACGCCTGGCTGGGGCTGGGGGACGTGTCGAGGCTGGCGACGGCGAACCCGCTGCTGGAGAAGTCGCTGGAGGACGTCGAGCGGCCGGACCTGGCGCTGCTGAAGATGATTCGCGACCCCCGCAACTTCGCGTTCACCTGCCGGCACGTGCTGGACGTCAAGCTGGCCCCCTTCCAAATCCCCGTCCTCTGGCAGCTGTGGCACAAGCCGCGCCCCATGATGGTGGCGGTGAGGGGTTTTGGAAAGTGCGTATCGGGCGACACCCTAATCCACACGAGTCGAGGCATCGCCAGGATAGGGGAGCTGACGGCTGGCGCCAATGAGATGGAGCCGGTCGAGTCACCCGGTTTGACGGTGTTGGGTGAAAACGGGTTCAAGTCTGTCGCCTACTCGTGGGACAACGGCGTGGGGCCGACGGTGCGACTGCTCACGCGGATGGGCCACGAACTTGAGGGGACGCCCGAGCACCCGGTCCGCGTGGCCGGGGACGGGGGAATCGTCTGGAAGAATCTGGGAGAGCTCAAGGCCGGTGACCACGTCGTCATCGACCGCACGGAGGCGTGGCACGAGCCGGTCGGAGACCTACCTGACGACCTGGCCTACCTGTTCGGCCTGCTGGTGGGGGACGGGGGTTACACGAGCAAGAGCATCTCCTTCACGTCCGCCGACCGCTGCCTGCACGAGTTCGTGGCGAAGGCCTCTCTCAAGTACCTGGGCAAGGCGTTCGTCCCGCTGCCGTCGAGCAAGTACAGCACGATGTTGTACGGCAGGGCCATCAGGGACGGGCTCTTTTCCAAGTACGGCTTCAACTCGTCGGTCTGCGGGGAGAAGGACTTCCCCCGTTGCGTCCTGGAGGGCCCGAAGTCGGCCTGCGCCGCGTTCATCCGCGGGCTGTTCGACACCGACGGGAGCGCGGAAAACAACCTCGTCAGCTTCTGCTCCAAGTCGAAGAAGTTGGTCACCACCCTGCAGTTCGTCCTGGGCCGCTTCGGCATCGTCGGGGCGGTGCGGCCCAAGTTCAACAAGAGATACCAGCGGACTTACTGGCAGCTGTACCTCATGGGTGACGACGCCCGCCTTTTCCGCGACAAGATTAACTTCGGGCTGCCCCGCAAGGCGGCCCGGCTGGAGGCCTTGACGGCCGGCAGGTCGAACACCAACCGGGACACACTGCCCGCCTGCCTGGTCCTCGACGACGCCCTGGAGGTGTCCTCCCTCCGGGACGGCAACACGCCGGGCCTGAGGCCTGCCGTGTTCAAGACGTACGGGTGCACCTACGCCAGGCTGGGCAGGCTGCTACAGGCCAGCGTCTCCGTGGCGGACAACCCCGCCAGGAGGAGGCTGGAGCGACTTTACAACGCCCATTATTATTTCGACGAGGTGGTGGAGGTCGATGGGGGCGTCGCCAGGACGTACGACGTACACGTGCCCGACGACCACTCGTTCCTGTCCAACGGCCTCGTCTCTCACAACAGCTGGCTGCTGGGCGTCTACGCCATCCTGCGGGCGTTAATCGACCAGGGCTCGAAGGTCGTCATCGTCGGCAGCGGCTTCCGCCAGGCGAAGGGCGTGTTCGAGTACGTGGAGAAGGTGTGGAAGAGGGCGCCGGTGTTGCGGGACCTGGCGGGCCCGGACAGCGGCATCAAGAAGGAGGCGGACAGGTGGATTCTGAACCTGGGCGACTCGTCCATCACGGCCATCCCGATTGGCGACGGGCGGACGATTAGGGGCCTGCGGGCCAGCCACCTGCTGTGCGACGAGTTCGCCTCGCAGAACCCGGAGACGTTCGAGACGGTCATCGCGAGCTTCGCGGCGGTGTCGCTGGACCCGGTCGAGCGGATGGAGCGGTTCGCCCGGCACGAGTGGAGGAAGTCCCAGGGGCTGGTGCCCAAGGGCTCGTCGCTGGAGGAGGAGTGCAACCAGACGGTGCTGGCGGGGACGGCGGCCTACGCCTTCAACCACTTCTACAAGTACTGGAAGAGGTACCGGGACATCATCCTGTCTCGCGGCGACCGCCGCAAGCTGGAGGAGATTTTCGCCGGGCGGGTGCCGGAGGGGCTGGACTGGCGGCACTACGCCATCATCCGCGTGCCGTACGACCTGGTGCCGCCGGGGTACATGGACGAGAACACGATTGCGGGCCTGCTGGCGACCTTGCACGAGGGGGCGAGGCAGAACGAGCTGGGCGCGACGTTCTCGGTGGACAGCAACGGGTTCTTCAAGCGGTCGGTCGTGGAGCGGTGCGTGGTGGGCAAGCCCGAGTCCCCCGTCGTTCTTGGGGGGAGGGAGATTATCTTCGACGTGGCCCTGCGGGGCGACCACGCGCGGCGTTACGTGATGGGGGTGGACCCGGCGGCCCAGGTGGACAACTTCAGCATCGTGGTGCTGGAGCTGTGGCCGGACCACCGCAGGCTGGTGTACTGCTGGACGACGTCGAAGGTGGCCTTCCAGGACCGCCGCCGCGAGGGCCTGACGGCGGAGACGGACTTCTACCGCTACGCGGCCCGAAAGATACGCCTGCTCCACGCCCTGTTCCCGTGCGAGCTGATAGCGGTGGACAGCCAGGGCGGCGGCCTGGGCATCTTCGAGGCGCTGGGGGACACGGCGTTCCTGGCCCCCGGGGAGAGGCCCATCTACCCGACGGTGGAGGACGGCGAGCCGCGCGAGACGGACGACCTGCCGGGCGAGCACATCATCAAGGTGATTAACTTCGCGAGCTCGGAGTGGGTGACGGACGCGAACACGGGGCTGAAGAAGGATTTTGAGGAGATGGCGTTGCTCCTGCCGCGCTACAACACGGCGATGCTGGCGGCGGCTTTGGAGGACGACCGGCTGGGCGGGCGGACGGCGGAGGTGGAGGGGCGGACGGTGCGGCTGGGGGAGACGCTCGAGGACCTGATGCAGGAGGTCGAGGAGCTGAAGGACGAGCTGGCGACCATCGTGTACAGCCAGACGGGGGTGAGCGGGCGGGATAAGTGGGACACGCCCGAGCAGAAGCTGCCGGGGATGAAGAAGGGGCGGATGAGGAAGGACCGCTACTCGGCCCTGCTGATGGCGAACGCGGAGGCCCGGCGGCTGGCCCGCCGCGTCGAGCAGCCGCAGCACGAGGGGTTCGGGGCGTGGGCGAAGGGCTCGCGGCCCGACCGGCCGGCGAGCGACCGCCCGCGCGGCCCGGGGTGGTACCTGGACCAGCAGGCCTCGCACGCGTACGGCCAGGTGCCGCGGCGGCGGTAGCCGCGGTGTAGTAGCTTGCGATGGACAAGCCTGCCTACATCAGCTGGAAGAACAACAGGGAGATGGCGCTGGCGATGCGCGAGGCGGGGCAGGGCCTGGAGAAGGCCCGCCCCGTCCTCCGCTCCACGGCGAGCTCCCTGTACCTGAACGTCCGCCCGGGCATGAGCGTCCGGGACGAGATGACGCGGGGCGACTACGAGTCGTTCCGCCGCTCGGAAGCGCTGCCGGAGCGGCCCGAGGACGTGATTCGCGAGTGCATGGAGGCTTACAGGAAGTTCGGGGTGGTCCGCAACGTCATCGACCTGATGGCCGACTTCGGCATCCAGGGGATTGACGTCAGCCACCCCGTCAAGGCGGTCGAGCGGTTCTTCAAGGCTTGGTTCCGCAAGGTGGGCGGGCCGGAACGCAGCGAGCGCTTTTTGAACATCTTCTACCGGGCGGGCAACGTCATCGTGACGCGGTCGAACGCGCCCCTGCCGGCCTACGACGAGCGGGAGATGCGGGCCCAGGGCGGCCCCCCGACGGGCGCCCGGTCGGTGCCGGTCGGCTACACGTTCTGGCACCCGCTGTCGGTCGAGCTGGCGGCCCCGGCCCTGGCGGCCCTGGCCCCCCCGGTGGCCCGCTCCTACTACCTCCGCCTGCCGCGGCAGCTGGTCCAGGCGGCCAGGCGGCCGACGGAGCAGGAGGCCGAGCTGATTCGCGCCCTGCCGGGCCCGGTGAGGCAGGCGCTGGCGGCCGGCCAGGACAGGGTGCTGCTCCCTCCCACGGACACCCTGTCCTTCTTCTACAAGAAGGACGACTGGCAGGCGTGGTCGGAGCCCATGCTTTTCCCCGTCCTGGTGGACCTGAAGCTGCTGGAGAAGATGAAGCTGGCCGACGCGGCGGCCCTGGACGGGGCCGTCAGCTCGATTCGCGTGTGGAAGCTGGGCAGCCTCGAGCACAAAATCCTCCCGTCCGAGGCGACGATTCTGAGGCTGGCGGACACGCTGGCCCAGAACGTGGGCGGCGGGGTCATGGACCTCGTGTGGGGCCCGGAGATTGAGCTGCTGGAGACCTCCACGGAGGTCCACCGCTTCCTGGGCCAGACGAAGTACGGGCCGTGCCTGGGCTTCATCTACGAGGGCCTGGGCGTGCCCCCGACGCTGACGGCGGCGGGCGGCGAGCGGGGGATGACCAACAACTACTTCAGCCTCAAGACGCTCGTCCAGCGGCTGGAGTACGGCCGCCAGGCCCTCAAGTCGTTCTGGGACAACGAGATGAGGCTGGTTCAGAAGGCCCTCAACATCCCCAAGCCGCCCACCCTCGTCTTTGACCGCATGAGCCTGGACGACGAGTCGGCCGAGAGGCGGCTGTTGCTCGAGCTGGCCGACCGCAATTTAATCAGCGGCGAGTGTCTGCTGGAGCAGCTGGGGCTGGCCCCGGAGATTGAGGAGTACCGCGTGCGCCGCGAGGAGAAAAAGCGCAAGGGCGGCAGCATGCCCCGCAAGGCCTCCCCGTTCCACGCCGACAGGGACTTCGAGTTGGAGAAGATTTTCGCCCAGTCGGGCGCCCACCCGGCCGAGCAGTTCGGCCTGGAGCTGCCGGGGCCCGCCCCCCTGGAGAGGCAGCCGCCGGCCGAGGCCCCGCCGGGCGTGTCCCGCCCCGGGCCGGGAAGGCCGAAGGGCTCGGTGGACGTCGGGCCGCGCAAGCAGAGCCTGCCGGGCCCGCGCCGGTCGGCCAAGGTGGCCGCGGCGGTGGCCCGCATGAACGAGTACTACGCCCAGATGGCACAGGCCATCGGCACCTCCCCGTCCAGTGATTTGGCCGAGCAGGCCGAGGAGCTGGCGTTCGAGCTGCTGTGGGCGCCCGAGGGCTCCGCGCTGAAGGACGCCCTGGCCTGCGGCCGCCCGCCGGAGTGGGTGACGAAACTACGAAAGTTGGCCCTGGAAAAGGCGTCCTTGACGGGGGAACGGGGCCGGTGGGTCTCGGCGGCGGTGTATGCCCTGGCGGGGGGACAACATGCAGCCTGACCTGGTCTACCTCTCGGACGTGCTGGCGAGCACGGGGTGGAACGCCAACGACGACTACTTCCACCCGGACGAGCTGTGGAAGGCCCGCCACACGGCGGAGGACAAGCCCGTCAACATGGAGCACGACGAGGGGGAAATCGTCGGGCACATCAAGGAGAACGTGGCGGCGGTCGGCGGCGAGCCGGTCGAGGGTCGGCCCGAGGGCGACTTCGACATCGTGACGCGGTCGGTGCTGTACAAGTCCTGGCGTGACGAGGGGAAGAAGCGGCGGACGGAGGAGATTCTCGACGGCCTGAGGCGGGGCGAGTGGTACGTGTCGATGGAGTGCAAGTTCCCGTCCTACGACTACGCCCTGCAGACGGCCGAGGGGACGAAAATCCTCAAGAGGGACGGCTCGACGTCCTTCCTGTCTCGCTACCTCAGGGCCCACGGGGGCCCGGGGGTCTACAACGGGATGCGCGTCGGTCGCGTCTTCCGTGATTTGTACTTCTCGGGCAAGGGGCTGGTGAAAAGGCCGGCCAACCCGCGAAGCGTCATTCTGTCATCCACGGCGGCTGCGCCGGAGGGGAATATGGAAGAACTGACCAAGAAGATGGAGCAGGCCCTCCAGGACGCCGAGGCGTCGCGGGCCGAGCTCGTCAACGTGCGGGCGGAGAGCGCCAAGGCCGCCGAGGCGTACGAGGGCAAGCTGCACGCGTTCGAGGCGCAGCTGGCGGCCCAGGCGGCCGAGCTCGAGTCGAGGCTGAAGGCCCAGGCGGCCGAGCTCGAGTCGAGGCTGGCGGAGGCCAAGTCGCTGAACGAGTCGCTGGAGCAGGCCAACAAGGGCCTGGCGGCCTCGGTGGCGGCCCTGGAGCACGAGAAGAAGGTGGCGGGCCGGGCCAGGGTGGCCGGCAAGGAGCTCGGCCTGGACGAGGATAAGGCCCAGCGGTGGGCCAAGTCGTCCGAGGGCCTCTCGGACGAGGCGTTCGCCGCGCAAATCGAAGTGGCCCGCGCGCTGCGGGTGCAGGGCCCGCCCGCCCCGGTGGCGACGGCGCCCCTGGCGGACAAGGCGGCGGTGGCCCGTGACATGCAGACGGTCCTGGACGCCCCGGCGCCCGCGACGGCCTCGGTCACGCCGGCGGCCGGTGTAGCACTCAGGGAGCAGTTGGCCGGGTTCCTGGCCCTCTCGAAGTAAGGAGAAAAAATGGCGCTCAAGGGCGACCACCACATCATTGAGGACGACATCTCCCTGACCGGTGAAACGGCCACGGAGAGGGGCGTCGTCCTCATGTACCAGACTGCCGGGTCGGGCGTCGCCCTGGGCGACAGCCGCGGCAAGGCCTATCTCGCGGCGGACCCGTCGGGCCTCAAGGTGGCGGGCCTTCTTTTCGACGACGTCGTGGACGTCGACCTCACCACGTACCAGATGAACTGGCACAAGGACGAGGTCAAGAAGGGCAACCCCGTCTGCCTGGTCCGCAAGGGCCGCGTGACGACGAACAAAATCCTCGCCGGGCAGACCCCGACGGCCGGCTCGGTCGCCTACGTGACGACCAGCGGGCAGCTGACCCCGACCGTCTCGGCGACGGGCGGCGTGGCCGCGACCCCTCCTGTGGGCAAGTTCCACAGCAGCAAGGACGCGGACGGCTACGCGACCGTCGACATCAACATCCCCATCGTCTGACGGAGGACCGATGAACATTACTGAGCCGACTCCGGAGATGGTGGAGCTCCTCCGGCGGTGCGGCAGCCAGGACCCGATGGTCGCGACGGCGGCACAGCGCGAGCTGACGTCGTCCATCGCCCTGGAGCTGCCGCTCAAGCGGGGCGTCCTCAAGGGGGACAACCTCGCCGACATCTTCGAGCGCACGTACTTCCCGCCGGGCATGACCCCGGAGTACCCGCTCGACTTCGTGACCCCGACCAACGTGCACGAGTTCGTCGCGTACGTCGTGCCGTGGGTCGGCCGCATCCCCGAGAAGCGGGTCGAGGGCGACCGCGTGATGGTGCCGACCTACCGGGTCGCCGGCTCCATCGACTGGGACCTGCGCTACTCGGAGAACGCCCGCTGGGACATCGTCCGCCGGGCCATCGAGGTGCTGCTCGGCCAGTTCGTCGTGAAGATGAACAACGACGGGTGGCACGTGATTCTGCGGGCCGCGGCCGACCGCAACCTGCAGGTCTACGACGAGGCCGCGACCGCCGGCCTGTTCACCAAGCGCCTCGTGGCGCTGATGAAGACCGTCATGCGCCGCAACGCGGGCGGCAACGCCACCTCCCTCGGCCAGGGCCGCCTGACCGACCTGTACATGAGCCCCGAGGCCCTCGAGGACATGCGCAGCTGGGACCTGACCCAGGCCGACGACATCACCCGCCGGGAGATTTTCCTGGCCGGGGGCGACGAGTCGGCGCTCAGCACCGTGTTCGGCGTGCGCCTGCACATGCTCGACGAGCTCGGCGAGGGCCAGCCGTACCAGACGTACTTCACCTCCACGCTGGCCGGCTCCATGTCGTCCGACAAGGAGGAGATTGTCGTCGGCCTCGACCTGGCCAACCGCGACAGCTTCGTCATGCCGATTCGCAAGGACGTGCAGCTGTTCGAGGACCCGACCCTGCACCGCTCCAACCGGGAGGGCATGTACGGGCACGCGGAGTTCGGCGTCGCCGCGCTGTCGGCGTACCGCTGCCTGCTCGGCTCGCTCTAACGGCCAACGGAGTTGGCTTCCGTCAAGGGAGGGCCGCGGCCCTCCCTTCTCGTTTCATCGGTGTAGGGACTTAGGGAGGACCAACCATGGCCAACGCCAGCAACTACCTGGAAAGCTACTTCCTGAGCCACCTGCTCGGCTCGGGCACCTTCAGCAAGCCGTCCGTCATCGCCGTCGCCCTGTGCCGCAACGTGCCGGACGACTCCATGACGGGGGCGACCATCCCGGAGGTCGCCAACGCCGGGGCCTACGCCCGCCAGACCATCAACCCGTCGGAGACCAACTGGCTCGACCCGGTCGCCGCCGACGGGACGACCCACAACAAGGTCGCCATCACGTTCCCGACCGCCACGGCCGACTGGGGCTGGGTCTCGGGCGTGGTGCTCGCCAGCTCCGCGACGCACGGGGCCGGCCAGGTCTACGTGCACGCCGCCCTGACCACGCCCAAGCTGGTCGGCTCCGGCGACACGTTCTCCTTCGCGTCGGGCGCCCTGCCCGTCACCATGAGCTGAGCCATGCCGATGACCGACCAGCAGCTGGCCGCCGAGCTCCAGGCCGACCCGCTCGGCCTGGGCTACGGCCCCCTCGTCACCTCCGGCCACGACGCGGGCCTGGCGGCCCTCCTCAACGCCCGCTCGGGGCCGGGGGCCGGCGTGGTCGTGGAGCCGGTGCTGGCCAAGGGCGACTTCGTCCTGGCCATCCTGCCGGGCGTCATGCGCATCGACGGCCTGGCCGACGCCGCAACGAAGTCCAAGTGGCAGAGGCTGTGGGAGGCCATCCAGGCCTCCGAGAGCTTCCGCGTGGCCGACCCGCGAATCGCCTTCCTGCTCGACACCGCCGTCGCCGACGGCGTCCTGACGGCGCCGGAGCGGGCCGCGGTCGGGCGGAGGGCCGGCAGCCGGGCCGAGGCCCTGTGGGGGGCCGGCGCGTCGGTGAAAACGTCCGACATCTCCAGGTCCCTGAGGGGGAGCTGACGTGGCGACGACCGAGAAGTTCCTGCTGGGCAGCCAGACGACGCTGCTCTCGACCGGCCTCAACAGCCTAGCCAACAACTCGCTGGCCGTCAGCTCGGCCTACGACAACACCCAGGGCCAGACGGGCGACGGCTACACCCTGTGCGACCTCGAGCTGGTCGTGACCTACGGCACGGCGCCCGGGGCCGGCACCGGGGTGTCGGTGTGGCTGCTGACGAGCCAGGACGGGACCAACTACGAGGACGGCGACGCGTCGACGACGCCGTCGCGGCCGCCCGACTTCGTGTTCCCCCTGCGGGCGGTGACCACGGCCCAGCGCATCATCCGTCGCGGCCTCGCCCCCTGGGGGCTGATAAAGGCCCTTCTGAAGAACGACGGCACCGGCGTGGCGATGGCCAGCTCGGGCAACACCCTGAAAATCCGCCCGGTGACGACCCAGGGGGTGTAAGGTGCCCCCGCAGGTCCTCGTCTCCGACCCGCTGGTCCGCGGCCACCCCGTCAACCGGGGCCTGCTGGCGTGGTGGTGCCACCTGCCGCCGTCGGACGGCGGGGCGTTCGTCTACGACCGCTCCGACGACGAGTTGCTGCACGGCGCGTGCACCAACTCGGGCCCGTCGACCCAGGGGGCGCTGCCGCGGCCCGGCGCCCTGGGGCCGCCGATGTCGTTCGGGGCCGGCACGCAGAGGCTCACAGTCCCGCTGGGCTACGAGCGGCTGTTCGACAACCAGACAACCTTCACCCTGGCTTTCTGGTTCATGGCCCGGAGCTTCGCCAACGCGCCGGTCCTCGTCAGCCACGGCGATGCCGACACCGTGTTTTACGTCGAGCTGAAGACCTCGGGCGACGGCCTCCACTGGAGCTCGGGCGGCTCGGGGCCGTACCGCACCTACTCCGGCTGGGGGCTGTCGGCCAACCGCTGGTACCACCTGGCGGTGGTCCGCGAGGACGACGGCAACAACGGCTCCGTCTACCTCGACGGCGTGCTCAAGTCCTCCTACTCCGGCACCATCGAGTCCATCGGCGGCCTGGGCGGCAGCAAGCCTATCTGGCTGGGCAACTACAACAGCGGGGGGTTTGGCCTCGACGGCGCCATGGACGACGTCCGCGTCTACCGCCGCGCCTTCACGGCCTCCCAGGCGGCCGCCCTCTACGACGAGTCGCGGCTCGGCTACCCCAACGCCGTCCGCCGCCTCTGGCCGGCCATGCACGCCGCGCCGGCCGCCGAGCCGCCGCCGACCGCCTCCTTCACCATCGTCGTCGGGGCCACCGCGACGGCCACCGTCACGCCGTCGGCCCCCGCGTCGCTGGCCCTGACGATGTCGGCCGACGGGACCGTCACCGGGGCCGCCCCGCCGTCGGGCGAGCCGGAGGCGGGCGAGGCGGCCCCGTCGCTCGTGCTGGCGGCCCTGGCGGACGGGGCCGTCACTCGCGGCGGGGCGGCCAGGCCCGCGGCCTCGCTCCTGACGTCCGGGACGACCGGGCTGCACGTACACGACGGGCTCGAGGCGTCCTGGGCCATGGACGAGGCCCCGGGCCTCCCGAGGGCGGACTCGTTCGGGTCGAGCGACCTCGTCAGTTGCTTTCCCGGCGACAGCAGCGCCCACCCCGTCTACCTCGGCCGCGGCTCGAACGGCGACCACGACTGGGCCGGCGCCATGGCGCGGTTCTTCCGCTACGACCGGCTGCTGACCGCCGGCGAGAAGGCGTCCGTCTACAACGCGGGGGCCGGCGTCAAGTGGGCCGACGTCTCCGGCGGCAGCCTCGGCGACGCGCTGTTCTGGTACGACCTCGACGAGGCGAGCGGGGACCGGGCCGACGACACCGGCCGCAACACGGCCCTCACGGCCGGCGGCACGCCGACGCGGGTGACCGGGCCCGACGGGACGGCCTCGGCCGTGCACTTCGACGGCTCGACCTCGTACCTCTACCACGACGACGCCGCAGACTTTCGGACGACGGGACAGCAGGACCTCACCATCGGCCTGTGGCTCAAGCCGGACAGTGTCGCGACCGGCTCCGTCGTCGACTACATCGCCGGGAAGGCCACCAACGACAACGTCGAGTGGCTGTTCTACTACGCCCACCAGGCGGCCCGCAGCCGCTGGCAAATCGACCTGGGCTACGCCGAGACCGACCCGGAGCTGGCGACCGTCAAGGCCGACGCGGCCGGCCAGCCGACCGCCGGGCAGTGGTACCTCCTGCTCATGGAGCTGGACGCGTCGTCCAGCGTGCTGAGCCTCACGGTCGACAACGCGAGCACGGACTCGCTCGAGCCGACGTTCGTGCCGGGCCCGGGCGCCGGGATGGCCGGGGCCGCCGCCTCCAGCCGCTTCGCCGAGTCGAGCGCGTTCGACGGCACCAACGCGCCGACGGCCAGGACGGCGCCCAAGTTCGTCGGCTGCGCCAGCCCGGGGACGGCCGGCGACCCGCTGCGCGGCGGCGACCGCGACTGGACCATGGCCGGCTGGCTCAGGCTCAACTCTCTGGCGACGAGCTTCCAGCGCGTCCTCGGCAAGATGTCCGAGACGGGGCCGTCGCTCGACTACCAGATGACGTGGTTCACGACGGGGGGCGGCAGGCTCTACGGCGAGGTCTCCGACGGCGGCGGCAGCAACTTCGCGTCGGCCTTCGTGCCCCTGACAGACACAAACGAACACTTCTTCGTCTTCTCCTACGACTCGTCCACGGGCACGGTCAGCATCTCGCTCGACGGCGGCACGCCCGGGACGGCCGTGGCCGGGTTCACGCCGGCCGCCACGGCCCACGACTTCCAGGTCGGCTGCAGCTCCGACGGGGACTACTCCAGGCAGTTCGTCGGTGACGTCGGCCCGCTGTGGCGGTGGGGGCGGCTCCTGACCGCCAACGAGCAGTCGGCCCTGTTCGCGGCCGGGGGAACGGCCCGCCCGGGGTCCCCGCACGAGCTGTCCGCCCCGGAGGCGTCCCTCCGCCTGGGCGGCCTCACGTCGCCGTTGCTCCAGCTGGCCGCCTCCTCGGCCGGCCGGGCCGGGCGGGGCGGCTCGTCCGTGCCGTCCCTCGCCCTGTCGGCCTCGCCGTGGGGGCGCGCGTCCTGGGCCGGCCACTCGCCCTTCGCGGCCCAGCTGCTGACGCAGGCCGCCGGCCGCACGGCCCTGGCCCCGCTGGCGACCCCGGCACTTTCCCTGTCCTGCGCGACTCGCGGCTCGCTCCTGCTGCCGGGCTCGTCCGCGTGCGGGGCGGCCCTGACCGCCCTGTCGCGGGCGTCCCTGACGCTGGGGGGCGCGGGGGCCCCGGCCCTGTCGCTGTCCGCGTCCGGGCTGGGCAACCTGGGGCTGGCCGGCCGCTCGCCACCTTACGTGCAACTGCTCCTCGGGGCCGACGCCGACAGCACGGGGCAGGGCGACTTCCACCAGGGGGAGGCGTCTCTCGCCCTCCAACTGGCGATGCAGGCCCGGGGCGCCGTCTCGCTGGGCGGGCTCTCGGCCGGGGAACTGGCCCTACTCGCCTCCAGCTCCCCGTCCCTGACGCGCGGCGGCTGGGCGGGGCCGTCTCTGGCCCTACTCGCCTCCAGCTCCCCGTCCCTGGTCCGTGGCGGCTGGGCGTCGCCCGCCGCGGCCCTGGCGATGGGGGCGGGGGGGCGGCTGGGGGCCGCCGGGCGGGCGTCGCCGCTGGCGCAGCTGCTGTTCGCCGCCGACGCCGGCGGGGGCGGGGGGGAGGAGCACCAGGGCGGCGCGGCCCTGACGCTCGCGCTGGCCCTGGGGGCCGAGGCGTCCCTGCTGCGCGGCGGGGCGGCCGCTCCTCTGCTGCAACTGGCGGCCCTGGCGTCGCCCCTCGTCGTCAGGGGCGGGGCGGCGGCCGGCGACGTGACGCTGGCGGCGGGTGCGGGCGGCGGCCTCGTCATCAGGGCCAGGGGCCCGGCGGGGCTGGCCCTGGCGGCGCAGGCGGCGGCGACGCTGGCGGGGGGCGAGGCCCCGGCGTCCTACGCCGACTTCACGGTCTACCTGACCGTCGAGGGGGACTGGGAGGTTTACCTGACATGAGCGAGAAGTTCCGGCAGTGGGACTACGGCTCGGCCGTCCGCGTCACGGTCAAGGACGAGGACGGCGCGGCCGTCGACATCAGCGCGGCCGACCTGACCCTGTCCCTGCGGGCCCCCGACGGGACGCTCGTCGAGCGGGCCATGACGGTGACGGACGGGGCGGCCGGGCGGGCCACTTACACGCTGGCCGACGGCGACCTGAGCCAGAAGGGCGTGTGGTCCCTGCAGGTGGTCTGCGCCTGGGGCGACGCCGAGCGGTACACGAAGCGGGTCAGCTTCGTGGTCGGCCCGGTGCACCGGCGGGCCTGAGGGTGTAGCTCAAGACGGGGGAGCCATGGCCTGGGAAGACGAGACACTCGAAATCATCCGCGTCATTTCCGACGACCTGGCCGAGCCGTACCGGAACGACGACGCGTCGCTGCGGCGCGTCCTGGCCGTGGCGGCCTTCCAGGTGGTCCGCGAGTCGGACTTCAACGCCGACTACGCGGTCGACGTCCTGGCCGGGACCGTGACACCCGACCCGACCGACCCGGACGCCCGCGACGACGCCTTCATCAACCTGGCGACCCTGAAGGCCGCGTGCATCCTCGACAGGGGCGGCGCCGCCGAGGCGGCGCGGAAGGGCTTCGCCGTGCGGGCGGGCGGGACGTCCTACGACAACCGGGCCGGCATCGGCGGGCGGCTGGAGCTGCTGAAGCTGAGTTGGTGCAAGGAGTACGAGACGGCCAAGTTCGAGCACGAGTCCGGGCAGGACCGGGTGCCGGGCGCGGCCGTCCTCACGCCGTTCCGGCTGTACGCCCAGGGACGCCGGCACATCGAACGGGGGAGATGACCATGGCCGTTGGCAAGAACTACACCGACAGGGACATGAACGTGGAGCAGTCCGCCGGCGTCTACGGCGCGGTCGGCTGGTCCACCCCCCCGTCCAGCTCGGGGGCCGTCGGCTCGCCGGGCCGGTTCCTGGACGGGCCGTCGTGGCGGCAGGGGCCCCTCGAGGCGTCCGCGGGCGACCACGCGACGGCGGCGGCCGGGACGGACGCGTCGCTGACGCTGGCCGCCCCGGACGGCCGGCACGTCCTCTACGGCCTGTCCTACTCCTACGACGCGGTGCCGGTCTCCGGCAGCGTGCGCGTCGAGTCCCCGTCCGGCACGGTCATCTTCCAGGCGCACGTCACGTCGTCGGGCGCCGGCGAGGTCGACTGGGACCAGGGGCTGTCCTGCCCCAAGGGGGAGGCGGCCCGCGTGGTCCTGGCCAACGGGGCGGCCGCCAAGCGACTGACCATCAAGGGCCGGGGCCTGGGTTAAAGGTGAATTCATGAGCTGGTCGGTCGACCCGGAGCACCAGGCCGAGGCGCAGGGCGCCTTCGACGCGGTCCTGACCAACTGGGGCCGGGACTGCCTGCTGTACCACACGCCCCGCAAGGTCCGCTGCGAGAACTGCCAGAGGCTGCTGATTGGCGGCGTCCTGACGGCGACTCACCGCAGCGGCGGGCCCATCCCGTTCGCCCACGGGCAGTCGTGCCCGGTGTGCGAGGGGGCCGGCCTGCGCGAGGAGCAGTCGACCGAGACGGTGGTGCTGTTCTGCGTCTTCGAGCCGGCGAAGTTCACCCGCCCGGCCCCCGCCGTGCCGGTCGTCACGGCGGCCGGCCTGGCGGAGACGCACGGCCTCATGTCCGACTGGCCGAAGGTGAGGCGGGCCGAGAGCGCCTTGCTGCCGTCCGCCATGGCCGGCGGCGCGCGGTCGCGGTACCGGCGCGTGGGCGAGGCCTGGGACCCGAACGACGTCTGTCCAGGGCGATACTTCGCCTGCCAGTGGGAGAGGCGCGGTGATTGAGGTGACCCTGACGGGGCTGGAGGAGGGCTTTTTGCGAGAGGCGGCCGCGCACGTCCAGTCCGCCCTGCGCAGGGCGGAGGCCCCCTTCCGCGCCCGCCTGGCCGAGCTGGTGCTGAAGGCGTTAAAGGACGAGCCGGAGGGCCAGTCGCTGCTGTCCAGCTCGCCCGGCTCGCTGCACGGCCAGCTGGGCGTCGAGGGGCCGGAAGGGGCCATCAAGGCGATGGCGGACGCCCTGGCCGGCGCGATGAGCTACCAGGTAACCGGCCCGTACTACGCGGGCGGGCGCCTCCAGGGGGGCCTCGACATCGGCATGGCCTCCTCGTCCTTGCAGGAGGTCCTCAGCCTGCCCGAGGCCCAGTACGGCTCGGAGGGCGGCAAGACGGTCGAGTGGCTCAACTGGCTGCTCCTGCGCGGGGCGACGCCCTTCTTGCGTAACTGGCGCTACGAGCCGGCCCCCGGGAAGGGCCGTACGGGCCTGGGGCACATGGTCAGCGGCGGCGCCTGGGGCGTGCCGTCCCGGTTCGCCGGCGTCCTGACCGAGAACTGGGTGGTCAGGGCCATCGAAGGGCTGGGCGAGCCGCTGGCCGCCGCCCTGGAGAGCGAGGTGTCCCGGCATGTCTGACCACCTGAGGCTGAGGCGGTTCAGTTCGCTGAGCGAGCCGGGGCACTCCGACCAGCTCGAGGTGAACCTGTCCTGCTGGCTGTCCTACGCGCTTTTGGGGGCCGGCGGGTTCACCCGGCTCGAGACGACGGCCAGCGGCGACTACGGCGGCGAGCTGGCCCGGCTGTGGCCGGCCGACGACCCCGACTACGAGGACGGGCAGGCGTGGCAGTCCGCCCGGCAGGACTGGGTGTGGGAGACGGGGGTGGTCAGCGCCCGGACCAACCAGCTGGCCGACGAGCAGCCGTCGCGGGCCTCCGGCGTCTGGGTGGACGGGGCGTTCTACCCGCGCGACACGTCCGGGGCGTACGCCCACCACTTCGACTACCCGCGCGGCCGCGTGGTGTTCGACTCCGCCATACCGACCTCGAGCGTGGTGAGGTGCGCCCACACGGCCCGCCGCGTGCACGTGACGACGGCCGACGTCGACTGGTGGAGGGAGGTGCAGTTCGGCAGCTGGCGGGCCGACTCGCCCCACCTAGCGGCCGCCTCCGGGGGGTGGGCGGGCGGCCCGAGCCTGCAGCTGCCGTGCGTGGTGGTGGAGGCGACGCCGTTCAGCTCCCGCAAGGGCGCCCAGCTGGGGGACGGGGCGGTGGAGGTGACCCAGCGGGTCGACTGCCACGTGTTCGCCGAGACGCGGTGGGACCGGAAGATGCTCCACGACGTCCTGACCGCCCAGTGGGAGAAGCGCATTTTGATGTTCGACCGCGCCCGACTGGTCAGCTCGGGGCGGGCGCCGCTCGACGAGGACGGCGACGTGTCGGCCTCGGGCACGTGCTACCCGGACTGGGTGAACAGCTTCCCGTACCGGCTCATGTGGGTCGACCGGGTCGAGGGCGTGGCGTACCCGGACATGCCGCCTTTGTACCACGGCACCGTGCGGCTGTACTGCCGGGCGGACGTGTGAGTGGTGTAGAGACAGTAAGGAAAGAAATTACCCCCTCGCGGAGAGAATAAATGGCAACAAACAGGCGAGTTTATTTCGCCGTCCAGTCCGTCAGCGTGGCCCAGAACGGCACCACGTCGTACACGGCCATCCACGGCCTGCAGAGCTGCAACGTCGAGACGCGCTTCAACGTGGAGCGCATTTATGAGATGGGCCAGTCGGAGACCTACGAGGCCATCGAGGCCCTGCCGGACCTGACGGTGACCCTCGAGAAGGTGCTCGACGGCTACCCGCCCATCTACACCCTGGTCACCAAGGGCGCGACGTCGGCGTCCATCTCCGGCCGGGCCAACGCCCGCGCGTCGGTCGGCCTGAGCATCTACCCCGACACGTCCGACTCTGCCAGCGGCACCGCGGTCAGCCAGGTCATCATGTCGGGCATGTACGTGCAGTCGTTCACGTACAACTTCCCCGTCCAGGGCAACTGCACCGAGCAGGTCGTCCTGGTCGGCAACAACAAGACGTGGAGCTCGTCCTACACGTCGCCGGCGTTCGACAACACCGACGAGCCCCTGGCCGACGCCACCCTGTCCGGCGGCGTGCAGCAGCGGCAGGACGTCGTCATGGGCGACGGCTCGACCTCGCCCGACCAGCCCACGGTCAGCATCTGGCCGACGCACATCCCGGGCATCACCGCCTCGGGCACCAACCCGCAGCAGTCCGACGGCTCGTACGCCGCGCACATCCAGAACGTCCGCGTCAGCGCCAACCTGGGGCGCGAGCAGCTGTTCGAGCTCGGCCGCCGCGGCCCGTACTACCGCTACGTGCAGTTCCCCGTCGACGTGACGACTGACATCGAGCTGACGTCGAGCCAGGGCGACAACGTCAACGCGCTGGAGGAGAGCGAGCAGAACACGGGCAACTACCGCATCTTCATCCGCACGCGGGAGGGCACGCGCGTCAAGCTCGGCACCCGCAACCGCCTCAACTCCGTCACGATGGGCGGCGCCGAGGCCCAGCAGGGCGGCAGCAACCAGTCGATTACCCTGCAGTACATCGGCTCGACCTGCGAAATCTACCACCCCCAGGACCCCATGGGCTTCTGATTGGACGGCCTTCTCGTCGCGAGGGTGGCCTCCGGGCTGGTCCGCCTGGGCAAGTACGCCTGGCGCCAGCCCGGGGCCGTTCTGCGGTACGAAATTGAACTGGTGGCGCGCCGCGAGGAGCGGCGGGCCCTCCGGGGCGGCGCCGCCGACGAGGCCGGGCTGTTCGCCCTGCTCGAGCGCTCCGGCGCGTGGGGCGCTTCGCTGGCCGAGGAGCTGGCCCTGTCCGGGCCGCGGCTGGAGCAGCTCAAGGTGGAGCTGTTCAACTCCTGGCTGAACGCCAAGCACAAGGAGCAGATAGCGAGGGCCATCGCGGCCCTCAAGGCCCGGCGTGAGGAGCTGCTGGCCCGGCGGCACTCGCTCGACCACCTGTCGGCCGCCGGGGCGGGCGCCCAGGCGCGGCTGCTGGCCTGGGTCGGCTGCGGGCTGCTCTTGCGCGGCCGCCGCCTCTACACGCTCGACGCCCTGCTGGCCAGCCGCTCGCGGCTGCCCGAGGCGGCCGTGGCCCGCTGGTGCCGCGAGCGGCTGCCCGACGGGCGGCTGAGGGCCCTGGCGCGGTCCCCGGCGTGGCGCGAGGTGTGGATGGCCCGCGACTCGGGGCTGTTCGGCCGGGCCGAGAGGATGACCGACGAGCAGCGCGAGCTGTTCGGCTGGTCGCGCCACTACGACCTGGTCGCCGAGCACCCCGACTGCCCGGCCGACGACGTCGTCGCGTGCGACGACGCCCTGGACGGGTGGGCGGTCGTCCAGAGGAGGAAGAGGGAGAGCGAGTCGCTCCGGGCCCAGGTGGACAGGGGCGGGTCGGGCGACGCGTTCGTGCCGGTCAGCCCCGAGAACGCGGCGCGCATCCACGCGCTGAACGACCCGTCCACCCGCGCCAAGCTGCAGAAGCGACACCAGCTGGTGCAGGAGAGGGGGGAGGTCAAGGAGCAGGACTTCCCGGACGTGAAATTCGAGGTGGCGCTGCAAAAGGGCGCCCGGGGCCGGTAGAAGTCACAGAACCTTCCGCCTGGTCTTTAGCCCGGCGGATTTCCGACTTGGCTAACGCCAGTCAGTCCTGTGGGCAGGTTATAGATGCCCAGAGCCCGGATGTTCCGGGCGGCGTTCTCATCGGCGTTGGCTTCGTGACCACACACCTTGCATAAGAATCGCTCTTGGCTATCGCGGTTAGCCTTCTCACAGTGGCCGCAAGACGAACAAGTCCTCGACGTGTTACGAGGGCTAACCGTGACAACGGTAACGCCAGCGAACCTCGCCTTGTACTCGATGAACGTGCGCAACTGATGGAACGACCAGCCGGACAGCCTGTTGCGTGCGTCTCCGCCCCGAGCCGTGACCCGTCCACGGATGCCCTTGAGGTCCTCAAGGGCGATGCCGCGAGCGGTGCGTTTGGCGGACTCAACGATGCGCTTGGAAATGACGTGATTTTCGTGGCGGCGGAAGCGGGTCTCCTTGCCGGCGACCCTCTTCAGCTTCTTCTTGGCTCCTCTGGTATTCCGCCGTTGCAGCCGTTTGCGCTGCAGGTTGTGTTTACGGCGAGAGCGCTCGACGGCCTTGCCGCTGTAGCGATTCCCGTCGCTGTCCGTCGCTATGTTGACGACCCCCATGTCAACGCCAAGCACGTCAGTATGGAGGTAAACTTCCGGAGCATCCATCTTGATATGAACGTGCAAGTAGTAGTCGCGCCTACGGCGAACGAGAACTGCACTGGTCGGCCTCTGGCCGGCAAGGGCCCTACGTTGGTAGTCACCGAGTAACGCCTTTATCCTCTCTCGCTTGAAGACCATCTTCAGACTGAACGTCCAATCCTTTTCACGAAAGGAGAAAACACGTTGGTCGTAGCTTACGCTGGTTGGTGCGAAGTTGGCGTTCTTGGTTGCCGCGCACGCTCGAGCTATGGCGCAAGTGACCAGGTTGGCGGACAACCCAAGTTCCGAGCGGATGGCGTGGTAAACATCCTTGTGAACAGTAAATCTGTTC